TTAAAGGATATGACGGAACTTTTGGCGCTACATTAGGTTTAAATGTTTTTAAAGTTGGCGATAAAGTAGAATTCAAATTTGAGAAAACTGATTTTGGTAATCAATTTACTGAATGTACTATTGAAGGTGGACATGGTTCACAACAAGATACAAGTTTCGATCATGGAGCTAATAGAGAAAATAGAGCTGATGTAGAAAGAGTTGTAAGTTCTCAACCTATTGTTAGTTCTACTAATAATGATATGGACACTTACTTACAAGCTGTTGATACAGCTTATGATAAATCTCAAAAATTTAATAATTTAAGAAATTTAGATGGAGAGAATTTACGAGCAGTTTGTATAGGAGCTGCAATTCAACACATGCGAAGTAATGGAAGATGATAAGTTATTTAAACATCTTAACGGAATTTGCATTGAAATGAAATATATTTGGCCAACAATGAGAAAAGATATGAATGAAATCATCGAAGGTAAACGAGAAATATCGGAAGTATATTCGAAACCAAGAGTGTTGCATGTGTCAAACCCCTCCCCAATCACAAGCACATCACATAACTGTGAGGAAAAGATTGAAGGACAAAGCAGGAATGGGGGCGAAAGTCCCAGACAACCAGAACCTAATCCCATTGTGTCCGAGTTGCCACTTGTTCGATCTGCACCGATTGGGAGAGAAAAGGTATTGGAAAAGAAAAAAGGCAGACCCATTCGAGATAGCCAATTATTATTGGCAGGAGTTTCAAAAGTTAAATGCATAATGAAACATAGTAAATACTGTTTAGAATATTTTATTCCTGAAGGTAAATTTAATAAAATATGTAAAAATTGTAAACAGACTCACATGTTTAGGAGTGCAGTATGAAAATATACACTCAAAGAATTAGTCAAACTTTAGCAGAGCAAATATCACAAACTTATTATGGTAATGTTGTAACAAGTAAAGTTAAAGAAGATATTATTATTTGTCGTACATACAATCCTGAAACTTTAGAAAAATCTACAGAAGAAGTATTTAGTAAAACAAGTTATGAAAAGATAATTCGTTTATTGAATGACTCTGATACTGAATTTGGTCCTGTTACAGAATGGTTTAAAAAAGATAAACCAGAATTAGAAGCATCTGAATTTAAAATACCAGAGGTTAAAAATGAAAACTAAAACAGTTAAAAAACTGTGGCAAGGCAGATATGTTTCTGTAAGAGATTACGAAATAAAATCAGCTATTAGACAAGGTGGTCTTAGAATAACGCATAACAATGAAATTATGGATTTAAAACCAGAAGAATTAAGTAATTTAAAGCCTAATAATAACGTCATACAATCACAATATAATGGTTCTTATAGATTAGTTGATATTACTTTTAAACCACTCACAGAGGACCCTAGACAAAGGAAAATGCTATGAATAATAAACTACTTAATGCAACAACTGTATGTAGCATTTTGAATATTTCGAAACCTACCTTGTATAGCAGAATCAAAAAAGGTATGATTGAAACTGTAAGGCATGGCAGAGATTATAAATTTAATGCAAATCACATTGAAGATTTAATGAAAGGAGAAATATGGGAATTACCAAAAGAACAGGAAGTCCGAATTGGTATTGGCAAAAAACTATAGATGGTAAAAAACATAGACTAACAACTAATTTACCAAGAAATACTTATTCAAAAGCACAAGCCAAAAAACTTATGGCTCCTTCTGTTAAAGAATATTTAGAAAAAATTAGGCAACCTAAATTAATGGAAAATAGTAAAGATTTAAAAGTCTCTACGATGTTAGCCTTATATATAAAAGATAAAAAAAGAGAATGGTCTGATAGTACCAAAGCTAATTATCCAAGAGTATGTAAAAATTTTCGTGATTATTTTGGTTCAAGTACATTGCTGCATACACTTTGGTTAAGTGATCGTTCTGGTACAAAAAATTTACATGATTGGAAAAGACTACGTTATCAAGATGATGTTGTAGAAACAACAATCAATACAGAATTAGACGTAATTAAAAGTGCTTACAATCATATTAAAGATAATTATGCGATATATAAATTAGGTAAAGAATTAAACAAATCTCATTGGAAATCATTAAGAGAAATAGAGCCAGATCAACCAGATCGTTCTATAGAATTAGATGATTTTTTTAAAATATTTTTTGCTCTTCCTCCTCATGCGCAGAATGTCGTTTGGTTTAGTCTTATAGGATTAGGTGTAAGAAAATTAAATGTTACTGGATTAAACTATAATCAAATTAAAGGCGATAAAATTGAATTTTGGGTTAAATCTAAAAAGAAAAGAAGAATTAATAATCAAATTGTAAGTGGTAAAATACATAATGTTCCTATTACAGATGATGTATATAATCTTTTAACTGGTCAAAAATTATATTTTGAAACAGAAGAAAATCATCAAGCCAGAGCTAAATGTTTAAATCTTACAGGTGTAGGTAATCTTTTTTTATATAATGGAAAACCTTTTAAGGACCCAAAGAAAACCTGGGGCAATACACAAAAGAGATTAGGTATAACTAGAATTGGTAAAAATAATAAACTAACACATAAATATACAATTCATGGTGTTCGTCATACAGTAGGATCTATTGTTGGTTCTGAACTTGGCGATGATTATGCAATGAGAACATTAGGTCATTCAACAATGCAAGTTACACGAAATTATAATAAAAAAGATATGCAAATGAAAATTGTTGGCATGAAAAAAATTCAAGAAGTGGTACAGAGGTGGACACAAAGCACCAATACTGAAAATGAGCTCGATAAAAAACCCCAAGAAAACTGGTGGGTGTTTAGGGACTCGAACCCCAGACCCTCTCGGTGTAAAAAAGAACACCCAATAATTAATCTATCCTTATAACGTAAAAAAGAGGGGAGAAAACAACAGTTTCTCCCCTTTTTATATATTCTTATTTATAATGTAATTTTGTCTTTTATCAAGTTTTATCAAATTTTATCAAACTTTATTAAATAAAGAGGACACAAAAATAGACCCATTAACCTAATTTCATTTCTTGTTTCTGTGTACTGTTCTCTTGTATCAATAACTGACACTTTAATCGTAAACCTTCATATTCAGCGTATGCGCTCTCTGTCTGCATTTCTGCTTGATCTATGAGCCTATCTATCTCTGCATACTCTATATGAGTACGAGCTCTCATTTTTGCGTCTTCAACAGTACATTTTTCAGCCTGTCTAAACTCTAAATATAATTTAGCTTCTATTCTTTTTTTTTGACGTTCTAAACTATCATAGGCAGCTTTAGACTCCCCATATCTTTTTCTAGTTCTTGTTAATTCTGATGAGATAAAATCTTTATCAAATCGAAGGGGGTGCCATTGGTTCATAGGTCCTCTACATATTGTCAATTATCCATGCTTTTAATTCGGAACGAGTGAGTAATTCTGTGATGAAATTCCCATAGGAATTAACAACAGTTTCTTCTTCTTTTTCTTTGAGAAGATATTGGTAATATCCAACATGCAACATTTCATGGATAACTACGTTTATTGCGTCTGCACCACCACGATTAATAATATCTTCATCTAAATATATTTTGTAAGGGGGCTTTCCAACGAAGGCCCCCTGTGCTTCTGAAACTTCATAACTAATGTCATGTGGTATAGTAATTAACTCTACCTCAAAGGCTCCAATAGTAACTTTGGAAGGTAGTTTAACCTTTTTCATTTAGTATCTAGGTTTCTTCTTTTGCATTAGATTGCACCGATTACAAAAAGAACGATTAAAGCTACAATACCTGCTTTAACCCAATCCTTAACACCCCACGAACTCCATTCTTTTAAATGGTCCCATAAGTCTTGTAGTAATTTCATATTACCTCCTTATTTTTTTTTAAATAACTTCATTGCTCCTGAAGCTCCTTTAATTCCGAAACTTGCAGAAATTGCTATGTATAATAAATGTTGGTAGTAAACTGGTGTTTCTTGTAAGGCGATAAAACCTTGTTTAACGTATTCTGTCATACCAGGAATAAAAGAAAGGACAGCAGGAGTAAGTAAAACAAATAATGCTACTTCATCTTTGATACTACCTTTCATTTGATCAACAGCAGATGCTTCCCAAGCCACACGACCTGCTATTTGATCTTCTTTAAGTTTAGTAGTTGCTTTTATTTCTGTCAGTTTAAGCTCTTGTTTTGCTTTTTTAGTTTCAATAAAACCTTGAACTGAACTAGAAACAATATTTGCAACTGGTCCTAATAATAAATTTAACATATATTGCCACCTACTTGTTTATAAGAAATAATTAAACTACCAAGCTCAATTAAAACTAAAGAAGTAAATAAAACTGTTATAATAATTTTCATTTATGTTTCTCCACGACTTTAATTAAAGAATCGCATCTTCCAGGGGTTTGTTCTGCCCAAAGGGAATTTTTCATCTCCATACAACTTGTTTCATAATCTTTCTTTTCTAATGCTGCTCTAAAATTTTTAAATTTAAACAATCGACTTCCTAATTGAAAACTCATTTCGATACATACACCAAAAATATCTGCATGATGTTTGTCTGGGTCATACAAAAATGTTTTAGCTAAATCAAATGCGTCATTAAAATCCCTATTAAAAACTTCAATAGCTTGTTCTTCTGTGTATTCTACACCATCTTCGTAAGGGTCCCCTGCATCACATAGATGTCCCCAAAATATTGTTCTGTTTCCTAGATGATCTTTATAAACTTTATTTCTATAACCTTCGTGTTCCTTAATTCTATTTTTTATTTCTTCAATCATCTGTTCCTCCAATTTTTTCTTGTTCCAATTCTTCTTCTTTTAAAATGTATTTAAACTTTTCTAAGTATATAATGGCATCTGAAAGCTCCTGTTGAGCTTCGTCTATCCAAGCTATTGTAGGTTTTTTAGATTGCAACATAGTGCAACCAAATTTTTTTATTCCTTCTTCAGATCGTTTAGCAATACGATCAATGACACCTTGAACTAACTTATCTTTTGTTTTCATATCTTACCTATCCAACGATTACCTTTTTCTAAAACCATTGGAATTAAATTAGGTATTCCGTCTTCTATATAAGCGCAGCCAAGTATGGGTCTTCGGATATTTACTCTTGAATAAGCAAAAGCTAGGGAGTCTTTATCAATTAAACAACCTACGGACAATCCCCATTTAAGAGCTTCTGGGGAAGACCAATATTTAATCTGAAAATCTGTATGATAATGACCTTGAATAAAATTCATACCAATAGACATGGAAGATTTTAATGGGTCCTTATTCATATTATGAACAAAGTAATAACTTCCATGCTTATCATGTAAGATAAGTTTATCGTGCCATTTCCAATTCTTTTTATTAACATCAAGAATATCTGCGTAATCTTTTATAATGTAGTCAGGTAAACCATGATATTTTCTTTTACGAAACACCAGGGAACCATGATTAGAATGAAGTAAATCCATTTTAGGAAATAACTTTTCTAATTTTTTTATATCTTCTCTTGCCTTCAGCAGCTCTTGAGTAGCATTATCAAGATCAGGGTCTTTGTCATGGAATGAAATCGCATGATAATCAACTTCGTCTCCTATGTTTACAACTCTGTCTGGCTTCAACCAGGACTTAACAGCTTTTAAAAAAGGCAAACTGTCTTTGTGCGCATAAGGAAAATGAAGGTCCGAAATTATTAAAGTCTTCATATAACGTCCTTTTTAGGGGGGTACTAATGGTCAAGGAAGGTCAGTTTTCTTCTTCTACGTTGAGATATGGGCTTGTTTTTTAATCCATTAATCTAAAAAATGTATAAATTGCTCCTAATACTGATCCGATAAATATGGCTGTTCTAATAGCACCTTTTCCAGTTGCCATTTCTTGTTTGAGTTTCATTACCTCTTGTCTGTTTTCTTTTACCTCAGATTTAATCTCATCTAATGTTTTACAAATTTGTGTATATTGATTTTCCCAATCAGACATCTTGACCTTTCACTATTAAAAATATTTCTGGGTATTCTCTTAATAAATAATCTACTGTTTTCTTTATCTTGTTTGTGTAATCTTTATCCAAAGCAAAAGTATTTAAACTATTTATTATTTCGTCAAGATTAACTTCTTGTGTAACTGTCTCTTTATTTCTAACTTCTCTATATTCTGCAAATTGTGTGCCAGTATTAAGTAAGGTAATGTAATCAGCAACACTCTCACATTTTCTTCCATACTTTCTAAGAAGAATATTACTATCAAGTGCTTTAATATGTGGTTTTGTATTATCAGTTTCTATCATTCCATAGAAATTATTACCTAATCTAGCAAATCTTGACTCTCCCCAATTAGACTCTAAAGTTGCTTGAGCCACAGAAACAATGACGATTGCTCTATATTGAGGTGGTATGGCTGTATTAAAATGAA